TATGAAATTATGAACAATCCTGCGATTTTAGATACGTCATATACTGACGGTCCTGAGTCTTTTAGTGTATATATTAAAGAAGGTGACAAGACAATTTGTCATAGAGAATTTGATGCTAAAATATACCCGCCTAAGATAAGATATACCGTGGATGTACGCCCACACCTAAAAAACTTACTTATGTCTTTGACTGACATTTTTTCATCTAAAAATTTAACTTACAAATATCTTGAAGTTAGTCTTGGGGCGTAATATTTATGATATATTAAGGTAAAATTATATGAGTTCTAAGAAAAATTTTGATTATTTAGGTAGCAGTTTTCAGCTACAATTATTAAACCAAATTATTGTTGATAAGGATTTTGCGAGGTCCATAATTGATGTGATTGAGGTTAGTTATTTTGAGAACAAATACTTCAAATTAATTATGCAAATGATTAAGGAGTATTACTCAAAATACGAACATACACCAACATACGACACATTGGAACAGATTACAAAATCTGAATTACAACAAGAGTTGGCGTCTAAAATGGTTATTGATACCATTAAAAAAATTAAAGAGGTTCCCGTTGAAGGTGGGGACTTTGTACAAGACAAAGCAATGAAGTTTTGTAAACAACAAGAACTTCAAAAGGTAATGAACAAAGCTCAAAAAATCATTGATGGTGGTGAGTTTGAAAACTACGACAAAGTAGAACAATTAGTAAGAACCGCATTACAAGTTGGGGAGAGAGAAGATGGTATGCAAGATGTCTTCTCTGAGTTGGAAGAGGTGTTGAATGAAGATTACAGACACCCAGTCCCTATGGGAATTGCGGGTATTGACAGATTGTTAAAAGGTGGTTTGGCTAAAGGTGAAATTGGTGTCGTGTTGGCACCAACAGGTGTGGGTAAATCAACCTTACTTACAAAAATCTCAAACAATGCATTTAATTTAGGATATAATGTCCTTCAAATATTTTTTGAAGATAACCCTAAGATTATCCAAAGAAAACACATAACTTTGTGGACTAAAGTTCACCCTGATGAATTGTCAGTTAAAAAAGATGAGGTTATGACTAAAGTGAAGGAGATAAAAGATAAGATGGAAAACAAACTTATCTTGAAAAAATTACCTTCGGATACTATGAGTATGTTACAAATCAAAAACCAAATCAGAAAAATGATTGCTGACGGAACAAAGATTGATATGGTTCTTTTGGATTATATTGATTGTGTTCTACCTGACAGACAAAATGGTGATGAGTGGAAATCTGAGGGTTCAGTAATGAGGTCTTTTGAAGCGATGTGTCATGAACTTGACTTGGTAGGTTGGACGGCAACACAAGGTAATAGAAGTTCTATTTCATCTGAGGTTGTAACCACAGACCAAATGGGTGGGTCAATTAAGAAAGCACAAGTGGGTCACGTTATCATATCGGTAGCAAAAACACTACAACAAAAGGAGATGAAGTTGGCAACTATTGCCATCACTAAATCTCGTATTGGTGATGATGGTGTTGTTTTTGAAAACTGTAAGTTTGATAACGGGATGTTGGAAATTGACACTGAAACATCAGTAACATTCTTAGGTCTTGAAGAACAACAAGAGGAAAGAAACAGACAACGAATCAAGGATTTGATGGAAAGAAGAAAAGAAAAGAAAACTAACGAAAACAAAGAAGATAAATCGGAATAATATGGAAAAAATACTTAAAGAAAACCCTGGTAGGTTCGTTATTTTCCCAATTGAACACAATGACATTTGGGAATTCTACCAACAACATCAAGCGGCGTTTTGGACCGCTGAAGAAGTAGACTTAACTGATGATATTAGAGATTGGAATAAATTGTCTGAAAATGAACAATATTTTGTCAAAAATGTGTTATCATTTTTTGCCGCTTCTGATGGTATTGTTAATGAAAACTTGGCTGAGAACTTCTATAGAGAGGTACAGTACCCTGAAGCTAAGTTCTTCTACGGAATGCAACTTGCTATGGAAAACATTCACTCGCTGATGTATTCTCTTTTAATAGATACTTATATTAATAATCCGAAGGAAAAAGATGAATGTTTCAACGCAATTGATAGGTTACCAGCGGTTCAGAAGAAAGCGAAATGGGCACTTGATTGGATTGAAAACGCATCGTTTCAGGAGAGATTGGTGGCCTTTGCAGCGGTTGAAGGGATATTCTTTTCAGGTTCTTTTTGTTCAATTTTTTGGTTAAAGTCAAGAGGTGTTATGCCAGGTTTATGTAACGCTAATGCTCTTATCTTTAAAGATGAAAACTTACATTGTGATTTTGCAATTCATTTGTTAAACCACCATGTTGAGAACAAACCAAGTGAGAAAAGAATTAAAGAAATTTTGTTATCGGCTTTGGAAATTGAGAAGGAGTTTATCACTGAATCATTACCTGTATCATTGATTGGGATGAACTCTAACTTAATGAAACAATATCTTGAGTTTGTGGTTGATGGATTACTTGTTAAATTTGGATGTAAAAAACAATTTAATGTTGAACAACCATTTAAATTTATGGAACAGATTGCGGTTGAGACAAAAGGTAATTTCTTTGAATCAAGAACTGTGGAGTACCAAAAAGCAAAACTGAACGAAACTATTACTTTTACGGACGATTTTTAATAAAAGATTTATTTAATTATGATGTCATTACGAATTAAAAAAAGAGGTGGAGATGAGGTCTCATTTAATCCACAAAAAATTTACAATAGGGTTAAAAGAGCCTCAAAAGGATTGAACGTCAATTCAGATGAGATTTTTATCAAAGTAATAACTTCAGTTCCAACTGAAGGATTTATTACAACAAAGGAGTTGGATAAATTGGTATACGAAATTGCGGCTTCATTTACTGGTAGTCATCACGACTATTCAAGATTAGCATCCTCCGTGGCTATTTCTTCATATCACAAAGATACTAATGAAAGTTTTTCTATTACAATGAAACGACTTAACGATGAAGGAGTTGTTCACAATGAATTAATTAGAAAAATAGATGAGTATGGTGCTGAAAAAATTGATTCAGTTATCAATCACGAAAACGATTATCAGTTTGATTACTTTGCTTGGAAAGCATTACAAGAGATGTATTTACTTAAATTACCTAATGGTAAGGTAATTGAGAGACCTCAACACATGTATATGAGGATTGCTTTATGGGTTACAGAATCTTATGAAGAGGCAATGGATTACTACACATCGTTATCAGAACAAAGAATCTCAAAAGCAACCCCAATCATGATTAATTCAGGAACTTTGATTCCTCAATTAGCGTCTTGTGTATTACATTACAACAATTCGGATTCAAGAAATGGGTTATTGGGAACTATGAATGATATATCTACTTATTCATCTGATGCTGCGGGTATTGGTCTTTGTATGTCAAACCAAAGAAGTAAAGAAAGTCGTATTACGACATCAGGTGGATATGCTGGAGGGTTGTTAAAATATCTTAAAATTGTAAATGAATCATTGAGATTCTTTAATCAACAAGGTAGGAGACCTGGTAGTGCCGCTATCTATATTGAACCTTGGCATAAAGATATTTTTGACCTATTGGATATCAAAAAGAACACTGGTAAAGAGGAATTAAGAGCGAGAGATTTGTTTACGGCACTATGGATTCCTGACAATTTTATGAGGGCGGTAAAGAGTAACGAGGATTGGTATTTGTTTTGCCCTAATGATATTCTTAAATCAGGTATTAAACCACTACAAGAATGTTATGGTGATGAGTATGAAGAAAATTATAGAAGAGCGGTTGAATTAGGTTTAGGTAAAAAAGTTAAGGCTCAAGAAGTTTGGAATAAAATTATTGAATCCCAAGTAGAAACAGGTGTTCCTTATTTATGTTCTAAAGATAACGCTAATAAGAAAACGAACCATCAAAACATTGGGGTTATTAAACAGTCAAACTTGTGTAATGAGATTTACCAATATACTGATGAGGAAACTACGGCAATCTGTACATTATCATCAATGGTATTGAAGAACTTCATTATTGATGGTAAATTTGATTTTAAATTATTACATAATGAAGTTAGAAAAGTTGTTAAAACACTTAACAAAGTGATTGACATCAATAGTTATTCAACCGAGAAAGGACGTAAAGGTGGTTTAGAACAAAGAGCAATTGCGATTGGAACGCAAGGTCTTGCAGATGTATTCTTTATTATGGATTATATGTTCACATCTGAACAAGCAAGACAATTGAATAAAGATATCTTTGAAACAATTTATTTTGCAGCTATTACCGAAAGTATGGAATTGTGTAAGTCAGGTAAATATAAACCTTATGATTTCTTTAATGGTTCACCAATGTCAAAAGGTATTTTCCAATTTGATATGTGGGGATTAACTGAAAGTGATTTGTTTTGGGATTGGTCACAACTTAAAGAAGATGTTAAGAAATATGGGGTTTGTAACTCACTATTCACGGCTCAAATGCCTGTTGCATCTTCGGCTAAGATAACAGGTTCATATGAAATGACTGAACCCGCACACTCAGCTATTTTTAACAGACGAGTTGTTGGAGGTGAAATTATGATTGTTAACAAATACTTAATTAATGACTTTGAAAAGATTGGTATTTGGGGTGAAGACTTAAAGAACGAAATCATATTCAACGAAGGGTCAATTCAGAATATTAATTTTAATAACTATTTGGACCAAGAAGATAAAAAGTATAATTTCAAAGTTAAAAGAATTGAACACCTAATTAAAAAGTATAAAACTATTTGGGAGATTTCACAACGAGAATTAATTGATATGTGTGCGGATAGGGCTCCATTTATTGACCAATCACAGTCAATGAATATATATATGTCAAATCCAACACTATCAAAAATTACCTCATCTCATTTCCATTCATGGGAAAAAGGATTGAAAACTCTTTGTTATTATGTAAGAACAAAGGCAATATCAACGGGGGCTAAACATTTGGCGATAGATGTTTCCAAAATGGAAAAACCCAACAAAACAGAAAAACCTACTGTTGAGGTTTTACCACAAAAACCTACGGACTCTGAGTTTGAATGTTTTGGATGTTCGGCATAAGAAAAAAATAACTTACAAAACTCTCGGCACTGTCGGGAGTTTTTTATTTTATATGTATTTATTGAAAATATTATAACATTATATTTATATAATATGGCAGATGGGATTACATATGGTATAAATTTTCCTTTTAGAGATTCGTTTGATGGTAAATATTTGGATTTATCTGTTACCAATGACGAAGAAATCAGGTCTAATTTAATTCACCTTTTATTAACAAGAAAAGGTACTAGATATTATTTACCTGATTTTGGAACTAGATTATATGAATTTATTTTTGAACCATTAGATGGTCCCACATTTTCCGACATTGAATCTGAAATTAGAGACTCGGTTGAACAATATATACCTGAATTAAAAATAACTAATATATCAATTAAAGCCGCTTCAGAAGGTGAAGAAGATAAAGGAACATTTATTGAAAATGATGAACGAGTATTTAGAGTACCTGGAATATCTGAAAAAGAACATACCGCAAAAGTTAGGATAGATTATATTGTTACTAACGAAGCATTTAACGCGAGTGATTTCGTGATTATTAACATTTAAAATTATGGCAAATAAAAAAATATCGTATACAACTAGAGATTTCCAATCAATTAGGACTGAGTTAGTTAATTTCACTAAAATTTATTATCCTGATTTAGTTGAAAATTTTAATGACGCTTCGGTATTCTCAGTATTACTTGATTTAAATGCGGCTGTTACTGACAACCTACAATTTAATATTGACAGAAGTATTCAGGAGACGGTATTACAATACGCACAACAACCATCATCAATCTTTAATATTGCAAGAACTTATGGTTTAAAAATACCAGGTCAAAGACCTTCTGTTGCATTAGTTGATTTCTCAATTACGGTACCAGCATTAGGTGATAAAGAAGATTTAAGATATTGTGGTATATTAAGAAGAGGGTCACAAGTTAATGGTGCGGGGCAGTCATTTGAAACTGTATATGATATTGATTTTGCGTCACCTACTAATTCCGAAGGTTATCCTAATAGATTAAAGATACCTAATTTTAATTCAGATAACAAGTTAGAAAATTACACTATTGTTAAACGAGAAACCGTTGTTAATGGAACCACAAAAGTATTCAAAAAAGTAATAACGGCAAATGATGTAAAACCATTTTATGAGTTATTTTTACCTGAAAAAAATGTTTTAGGTATTACAAGTGTTCTATTAAAAGACGGAACTCAATATACTAATGTACCAACACCACAAGAATTTTTAGGGTTAGATAATAGATGGTATGAGGTTAGTGCATTAGCTGAAGATAGAGTTTTTGTTGAAGACCCCACTAAAGTATCTGATAAACCTGGTATAAAGGTTGGTAAATACATACAAACAAGTACTAAATTTATTACAGAATATACACCTGAAGGTTTCTTAAAAATGACATTTGGTGGAGGTAGTCAATCGGCGGATGAACAATTAAGAGAATTTGCTAGAAATGGATTTAAATTAGACTTATATAAGTATTCTAATAATTTAGCGTTAGGAAGTACTTTAAAAGGTAACTCAACTTTGTTTATACAATATAGAGTTGGTGGTGGAACTGGTAGTAATTTAGGTGTTAATGTTATTACTCAAATTGGAACTGTTTCTTTCTTTGTAAATGGACCTTCACAATCATTTAATACTACGGTAGTTAATTCACTAAGTTGTACTAATGTTACTGCTGCAATTGGAGGCGCTAATTTCCCAACAATGGAGGAGGTTAGAAATTTGGTCGGATTTAACTTTTCATCTCAAAAAAGAGCCGTAACGGTTAACGATTATGATTCATTAATTAGAACAATGCCTTCACAGTTTGGGGCACCTGCTAAAGTTGCCATCACAGAAGAAAATAATAAAATAAAAATACAAATGTTGGCGTATGATGAGTCAGGTAGTCTGACTGAAATCCTATCAAATACGTTAAAAAATAATGTTGCCAATTACCTTTCAAATTATAGAATGATTAATGACTATATTTCTGTTGAATCTGCTAATGTTATTGATTTAGCTTTAAACATTGATGTGGTGTTGGATAACAGTCAGACTCAGGGAGCCGTTATTTCACAAATAATTAATTTAGTTTCTGATTATTTTGACCCAATTAATTTACAAATGGGTCAAAATGTTAATATATCTGAAATTAGAAAAGAGATTCAAAATCAAAATGGGGTTATTAGTGTATCTGACATTAAAGTCTTTAATAAGGTTGGTGGACAATATTCATCATCCCAAACATCCCAAAGATATATTGATAGCACAACTAAAGAGATTGAATTAATTGATGACACAATATTTGCGGAACCCAATCAAACTTACCAAATCAGGTACGCAAATAAAGACATTAATGTTAGAGTTAAAAATCTATCTACCGTTAATTTCAGTTGATAATTTATTTTTATTCATAATCATCTATTTTTAAAAATAGTATATAAACTATTTATGTTAAAAGATTATTATGTCAAATTCTTATAGGATAAGAACAACACCTGGGGTAGATAAATCAATTAAAGTATTAATAGACCAAGAATTTGAGTATCTTGAGATATTATCTCTTAAAATATTAAAAGACCAAATCTACACAAGACAGTGCTCAGATTATGGTGTGGTTATTGGTCGTATTAGCGTTAATAATGGTCTTGGAATTCCTAATGCGAAGTTATCTGTTTTTATTCCTTTAAGCGAAGAGGATTCAACAAATCCAATAATATCAGAAATTTACCCATATAAAACTGTTACAGACCAAAATGAAGATGGGTATAGATATAATTTATTACCATATATACCATCATATAACGGACACGTACCTACAGGAACATTTTTTGAAAGGGATGATGTTATTTTAGACCAAACATTAATTGAAGTTTATGACAAATATTATAAGTACACCACAACAACTAATGATAGTGGTGACTTTATGATATTCGGTGTTCCCACTGGTGAACAAACTATTTTTGTTGATATTGATTTGTCCGATATTGGTGAGTTTTCTCTATCACCAAAAGATTTAATAGACATGGGGGTTACTACTGAGGCAATGGTTGATGGATTTAATTTTAAAGCGTCAACCAATTTAAATTCACTACCTCAGATAGTTTCATTTTCACGAAACATTCAAGTAGAGCCATTATGGGGGGAGCCTGAAATATGTAATATAGGTATAACTAGAACTGATTTTGATATAACTAGGGAAACTAATGTACAAATAACACCATCGGCTATTTTTATGGGTTCAGTAATTTCTGATGTTGATATGTCCGCAATTAAAACGGGGTGCAAAGTTAATAAAAAAATGGGGAATCAATGTTCTCTAATAACAGGTCCTGGTCAAATTAAAAGTATCAGACAAACGATTAATGTTGATAATCAGGGTAGACCTTTATTAGAGGAATTTGAATTAGAAAATGGTGGTCAAGTTATAGACGAAAATGGTGCTTGGGTTGTGAACGTACCAATGAATCTTAATTATGTTACAACAAATGAATTTGGTGAACAAGTATTATCTGACGATGTGAATGTAGGTGTACCTACTAAAGGAAAATATAGATTTAAAGTTAAATATAATCAGCCACCATCCTTAGACGTTTCAATAAAAAGAGGGTATTTTTTAGTACCTAATATACGAGAATACGGGTGGACAAGTTATATTACAACACCAAACGCCTCGGATGTCCAAAGGTCATACGCATTTACCACAAATTGGGATGATTACGGAGATAATATGACAGCATTTGGTCAACAAATGATTAATGATGCGATTAATTGTGAGGATAAGTTTTATGAGATGAGGTATAATAAAGTATATACCGTATCAAGTCATATAACTGAATATAGAAAAGGTAAATCTAAAAAACGATTTATAGCTATTAAACAAATAACTGACGATAAATGTGATTCGGAGGTAGTTAGATTTCCAACCAATGACGCTCAATATGACCCTAATGCTAATTTTACATTATACTCAATTATGATGGGGTTTTTATTACCATTTATGTTGATTATGTTAATTGTAATGCATGTTTTAGCGTTTATTGCTTGTTTTGTACTAGCTATTATTGCAACAGTTTTTGTTGTTATTGGTGGTATTATCTATCTAATTGGGTTGGCTATTGGTTTAATACCAGGTGCTGGTGATTTTGCTGATAAAATAAAGAATGCTGGAAATGCTTTGATTGAAGCGGGTAATTCCTTGGGTGATTTATGTTATTCATTTAAAATGAGATTTTGTCTTTTAACTTATCCTGATTGTGAACGTTGTGATAAAAATCCTGACGTTAGTTCAGAGCCATCAACACCACCCTCAAATCCTACGGTAGATTCTCTTAATGAGACTAATGCTGGTTTAGGTAGTGCAGGTGTTCTTAGTAGTTTTTATGATGCGGGTCAATATAATTGTAATTCTCCTTATGAAAATAAAACTGGCCAAATTTTGGCAGGACTTTCAGATACCTCAATTACAAATAAATCACAAGGGTTAATTAATTTAGTTACTATACCACCATCATACTTATTTAGTTCAAGTTTAACTTTGGCGAATAGAATGAATTTATTTAATACTAAGGGTAAATATTTTGACCCAACGATATCACCAGGTGGAGGGGTTAATCAAATTAAAGTAACCTTTGATACTAATATCAATAACCCCAACACTACTTGGCATTTAGATAATGTGGTTTGTTTAGTTGTAGATGATAAAAACATCAGCAAGTTCCAAGTAGGAAAAGTATTAACATTTAATAACCCTACAATATCTAATGACCCAAATTTAACGGGTTCAACTTTAAATATTTATAGTAATAATGCGATAACAGGAACAACGATAGGTACCCCTACAGCATTTTCAAATATTAATCAATATAATAGAGTTGTTGAATACGCATCACCCTCAAACACTGGTAATTTATCGGTAACCTATACATTAACCGCATTTACTGAAGATGTGTTATATGCTAAATATCCTATGGATATTGAGTATTTCCAAGTTTTACAAATAAAAAAAGTATCCAACTTTATTACGGATTCTACCAATTTATTACCTGATTCATTACCTGAACGTTTTATTAAGAACCCTGCGTATTATTTAACAATTGATGATGATAATTGTATGATTCCCGATACTTTGTCACCTGTATCTTGTTATTCGGGGTATAATGAACAAAATATTATATTTTTAGTTAGAGGAGTTGACCCAAATACAACTAAAACAAAATGTAGATATGATTTAAGTAAACTTTATGGTTATTCGTCATTTGGAAATGCGAGTTCTATTGTTGAGGGTGACTTCTATCTTAATATACCAATACAAGGTAAATTAAGGAATGTTAAACACGATTCACCGTTGATTATATCTAATAGTTATGCAACCGACGCATACTCAGGACAAAAATTATTTTATGACTCTTACCAATTTTTACCTGGAGGACAGTTCAGTGCATTTACAAGTACGATGACTAAGTATTATTCAAACCTTGATGAAGCGTCTCAACCATTAACACCAACAAACTCAACATTAATTTCACCTAATAATGGGTTAAGTGTTAATCCATTAAATGAAATGACTAAAGAATGGAATAACTCAACAATACTTGGACCATCTTGTACAGGGTTTACACCGACATTTAACTCATCAGTTGTTCAGAACAGAGGATACCTAATTAATGAACAAGTTGAGGGTGGCTCACTACTTTATTTAGACGCTACAATCCCATTAATACCTGTGGCAAACCCAACATCAACCTCACAAGTATACTCAACAATATACCCAACAACATTAACAACTAGTTTTACATTAGGACCATCTGGTAGACAGATGGTTATGAGGTCTGACAGATTACCCTCTTCTACAACAACTCAAAGTAATTTAACAAATCAATATGTTCTTTTTGAAAATGGTAGTTTGGTTGTTTATGGTTTTGATTCTGGTGGTGTGTTAACCACTTTTGATATTACTAATTCACTATATACTGATGGTGGTGGTCAAGATTTATCTGATGATGGGTGGGGTAATATTGTTGGTAATGATATTTTAGGTTCTTTTGAATGTGAAAATATGGTTCCTTTAGGTTGTTATAGTGAGAGTGATGGTCAAATAACCATAGCACCTCCTGGTGATAATTGTTATACCACATTAGGGCAACCAACTATGGAAGATGGTTGTTATGTTTTCCTTAGAACACCTTTGCTTTCATTACCTATAGATTTATTTTATATGGTTGAATGGTTTGCTAGAAATACAACTATGTATGGTGTATGTCAAAACGTATTTGGTCATGTATTCACAAACAATTGGGTGAATGGTGTTTTATATCACTTCCCGTTTAAAAATAATACATTTTTTGATAATAATAATGACCCATACGCTGTTTATTGTACTGATGTAATATACTTAGACCAAACTAATAATAATTTCTTTTATAGAAGTGCACCATACACTTACACTAATAAGTTTATAGGTAGAGAGGCACCTGACTATAATGAATACAAAGGTAACGTTGTTAATATGATGTTCCCTACCACAATTATGGATTTAGGACCTAAACAAAAATATTTACAAGAAGTATCAATTACAAATGAGTATGACGGTTATATTTTAAATAGATTATCACCCACAACATTTAATGATATTAGCGATTTATTAACTTTGTTAGTTGTAGCTAGATTAGTTAATACACTTAATTTTGGTGGTGTATTGTCTTATTTTAAAAGGGATAATGATTTTGTTGACGGTGATTATGCTCAATTAATAGCCACTAACTCTCAGTTTGGGGTGTATCCGTTTGAACAAGGGTATTATGGTGGTAATGATATTTATTCATATTCTCAAATTTTTGGAGTTAATAATGTTATTGGTGTGTTCTTTAAATCTAATTTGCAGGCTAGAGATTATATCACACCTAAAAGAAATATTTATTCGGGTATAGGTCCTTTTAGTACAATAAATTGTGCTCTTGAAGACATTCCTGTTTTTAGTCAAAGAGTACCATTCTACATGTGGTCTATTGCGAATAAACCAACAATATTTGGAGGACAAATAAATAATTGGGATACCAATTTAAATTTTTCAACTGAATTATTTTCTCACAGATATCAAGACTTAGATAGATTATTACAATCGTCTAGATATTTTAGACCTAATAATTTTAACCAAACTGATTATTTTAAAGGATATATATATGCGGTGAATTCTTCAGGTAACATTGACGCTGATGTCTCTTATTGGTACAAACCAACGGCACCTCAACAATCAATTTTAATGGGAGCTCCTTTTTATTTTTATTTTGGTTTAAGACAAGGTAGAACGGCCTTTGATAAATTTGCAGAATCTTGGGTAGATTTTGATGATATAACATATTAATGAGTAGTAGAATAGAAGATAGAGTAGTATTGGGGTCTTTAAGGTACAAGTCAGCACCTAATAGCAACTTATTATTTCAAGTACCGTTAGTACAGACGGTTAAAGAAAATATTGAATTTGATAGAACTATCAATTTTGATTTACAACAGTTATATGATGACGAAAGACAAAGGTCAACAATATTCAGACCTATCGCTAAATTATCATTATTGTTTGATAACAAATATTCTGGTGTTACATCATATTATCCATATAAATCATCATTGTATTATGAAAATGTACAATCATTAGTTACGAATATTTGTACATTAAGCTCAATAAGTCTTTATTCGGGATATCCTCAATATTATGAATTTGATTTTATGAGGATTGATAATGATATCTCAGGTTATACTTCTCCTGATGTTACCAATAACATACATAAATTTTTTATTAATAAAAGTGCTGACACATATAATTGGTCCATTAACATGAGTTATGCGTATGATAACATTAAAAATAAACAAATGTCCGCATTTGATAAAGATTCTAACACTACTTTAAATTGGGTGGCATCTGATGGAATACCATTTGTTGTTTATAGAACCATGGACCAAAATCAGACAGTTATTTCATTTAGGTGCCCTATAACTCACGGACTTTCAGTTGGGGAATATGTTAAATTAAGTATTGATTATTTAGGTCAAGATACGTTCCAAGTATATTCGTTAGGTGACCCATACTATGGGACTGATGAATATATTTTTAATATTTATGATATTGGATTTACAGGTACCACATTTGTAAGTGGTGTGACGGGTACTTTTAAAAGAATAATTGATATTAATAATAGTGGTGATACTATTTCGGAATATTATGTTAGAAGACATAAAATTTTAACTGAAAGTGATGATTTAGTATTAGGTAAATCAGGATTTGAGCAACAGATATTTAAACAACAAAAAAAGAATGAAAGGGCAACCTATACACCAAATAAACAAAGTAGAATATCATTAAAAAATGGTAATACTGTGTATACGGCCTCATTTAATGAAGACATTGACATTTCATCATTAAGAGATAATCAAAATAGACCCTTAAGTGAATTATTTTACACTATAGTGTGGAAAGGTTATATGGGTTGGACTTTTGGTTTGTTAAGACCTGGTGGTGGTTATTATGGATTAAAACAAGGATGGGAATTTAATATACAACCATTAAGTACCAACCCTAACGCACCTAATAATTGGTGGGCTAATTCTAACACGAATTCAGATGCGGGATTTTCGGTTTTAAATTATACAACTACATTAGGAATACCTGGAAAACCATTTACATATATAAGACCAGTACAAAAGGGAGATATAGTTTTAGGAGATTACTGTGAGTGGAATAACTCGGAACAAACTGAAAGAGTTATTTCTGATTTATATCATAAATTTAGGTTTAATCCTTATTATTTTAATATTGGACTAACTCCTGACTCAAACCCATTTGGTGATAATTGTCGTGGTTACTATTATAAGCCACACTATCCTTTAAAAATAAGGGCGTTCTCTAATTATCTTGAAGAAGCTGATAGCCAAAATGTTGTAGGTATACCTGATTATGCTTATTACTCTACGACAGTTAACCAATTTATTTGGAGGGATTTATACCCATATGGGTTTATTGACACTGAAAATGTTGGGGTTAATTATCCATATTTAAATAACGCCCACTACCCATATAGAGATATTATTTTCAGATTAATTAGTGAAGGGGATACTTATGATTATGGGATAACAAATAATACCGTAGTTGCGGAACCAACTGTTGACGATTGTGAATAATAAATATAAATTTACTGTACCAGGGACTAATCAAAGTATATCTATTCCCATAGAAATCCAATGGGATTTTTTAGGGAGAGACGATAGTATTGATGTATATCAAGAAGATGTATTAAGAGTTATTGCGGGTTTACCTGAAGACTTTGAGGTTTTAAGGTTTGCTCATGACTCTTATACTAATAAAGAAATAACTTTGATAGATTATGAGTTTTATTTTTATTCTGGAGTCCCATCAAACGTTACCGCATCAACAATAACTGATTGGGGAAATAGTTATATATCTGAAGGATTTACAGGTCAAGAGTTATATTACAAAGCAAAACCTTTTATTAAATCATTCTTCAAATTAGATTTTTATGATACGACCGATAGTGTAAAACAAGTTAATTGCTTCACAATAATTTTACCTGCTTATAATGGTATTTTTGAAAAAATAAATATATCACCAACACTAACAAATGTTAATGTTGATAAACCTAAATTCTTATTAGATTATATACCATCACCAAGTAAACCGTCAAAAAAAGAAGGGTTTTTTATTTATTGGTTAAAATCAAAAACATTTGTGGATTTAGATACTTTTTATATGAGTGTTAAATTTTTTGATGCTAAGCAAGGTGTTTATGTAAGAATGATGACAGTTCCACAATCTTCACTACCTAATAAATTTGTATTTAATAATGATGATTATTTCTATAATAAAGTAGTCCTAAATTATAATACTAAAACGTATATGATTTATGATTATTTAGGAACTAGAGTGGGTGTTGGTAACCCAATAAAATGGTATGAATATGTTAACCCATAATGGATGATAGAATATATAATATAAGAATATCCCCTGAAGTAATTAATGGAGATATATTCTTAGTTAATTTTACTGGTGACTCTTATAATGAAGAATTTGATATTGAGATTTGTTGTGACATTTTCACAAGTGCTGTAACTAAGTATTACACAGGTCAAACCTATGTGTATTCGTCAATGACTGAAATACTTTCAGGAGGTACAAATGGAACTTCATTATTAACAGGGTTAACCATCCCAATATTTTTATCTGAAACTTGTATAGATATTGGGTATTATTCAACGTTTGATGGAGCTGTTTTACAGAAAGATGTAATGACTAATTTTTTATTTTCATCAACAACTCTAAATCCATATGAGTATTATTTTTATAATACATCTGATATTAACTCATTAAATTACTTACAGTTTTCCGATTATAAAGTAGATTGGGGTGATGGAACACCAGCTCAAACGGTTAGTTTTACTGCACCATTTTTCCAATCACATACGTATGTCCAAAGTGGAGATTATACTATATCTATGTCAGGTATGAGTCCTTGGGGATATAACATTGTGAAAAAAGATATTACAGTACCTTATACAAATGTAACAATCACAAATCCAAACGGGACTGCTTATTTTGTTCCTGCAGGTGGAAATTGGTCCGCAACTCCAATTATGTATGATTATATTTTTAGTGGTGATTCTAATTGTGACTTAGACGTTTATAATTTTTCGGCAACACCAATAACAGTTACAGGTTACACAACATCAAATGTTAATGGGTTACAAGTTTATGGACCCAAATATAATTTATTTGGGGGTAATTTTAAATTAGGGGTCCAAGTAACGGGAACATCTGGAAATATTGGGACATATTGGGGACCTGACCCATCAAATACTTACACCGCCTATACAATTAATGACATTGACTATTATGATTATAACGATGGAACTACAATATTCATTGTTCAAACATCGGGAATAACATCAGATATGTTAGTTTGTTCAGCATTAACAAAAAATGAAGTATTATTAAACGTTATTGATGAAGCAGAAGTACAAACTGATGTATTTATTGATAGAGGAAAAGTAAGTGCTTACGAAAGAGTACAAAGATTAAATGAAGTTGATAATATTGGTGAACTTACTAATTACGGATATAAGTTCTTCAATATTGTAAAATATTAAATAAAAATAATAAATTAATAACTAAATAAAATGGCAACTGGCGTTTACGGTACTATAAGACCCGCAGATGTTTCACCTGAAGATGTTGAGATAATTTTAAATTATACCCCATCTAGAGATGAGACAAACAATTTTCTATTAACAAAATTGGATGCACCATCAATACTTAAACCGTATTTTAATAATGCTGACACTGGTGGTAATGCTAATGTTGAATTGTTAGGGGGTTTATATAATTTAACATTACCTTCCGATGTCTTTAATAGAATAGGTATATATACCCTTTATATAAGACCTGCTCAAATTAGAACTACAATTTTGGATTGTGGTGTTTTATCCGCACTACCTAATGTTAAAGGTATAGTAATTGATTTAAATGCGGTTCCAACTAACTATAGAAATAAATTTGTTAATCAAGGATTAGTTGGTTTTAGAGTTGAGTATTTAAATTCTGATGGTACAAAAGTACCTAATTTTTTTAGATTAATTACCTCATCATTCTTTTGTGAGCCTGTGGTTCAAAATTTAACAAATACATCACAAAAAGCGATACGATACAGATATACCGATAGTAATACTAATTTAATATTTTGCACTTTATCACCATCATCGGCACCCACAAATAAACCAAATGCCACTCCATACATTGGGCAACCTGACCAAGATATTATTATAACTAATACATTTTTTAATCCAATAACTTTAGACATTGAATTGGCGGAACACGATTTCTCAACATTGGCAATTGCTCTTTATGGTAACCAAACTAAGTCAATGGATGACGGGATTTACACTGTTTACGACAGTAATAACAATATCTACAAACAATACAATCTTTATGAAATTAGAGACCAATTTAATAACCTATTGTATGAAGTTAGAGAAGATAGAGGTAATAACATTGATTTTAGTAAAAACTTTACAAATATAACTGAATAATGGCGATTAAAAAATATACTTGCCCACCACAAAAAGCGTCAGGAGCGGGAACATTTTCCGATGAATTAGTTGGATTTCAGTTAGTGCAAGGTGGTGGGTTAACTCAAGGTAATTTTGAGTTCACAACATCGGTTACGGAAAAAGTTAATAGAAATTTTAACACAGGAGTTTTCTCCAACCCCATCAATTTAGAAGGGTTAGGTGTGAATAGTATTGATGAATCTAAAGCTTTATTTGAAAACAATTTTAAAGTATATCCAAATTTTGATTTATCTCAGATTACTAATTTCACACTATATGGGTCAATGGTTAAAAGAATGTCAGTTTCTGTGGAAAAAATCATTAATTATTTCCCTGGAGCTATAGAGTCTAATTTTTTAGGTAAAGATTATACTACAGGACCAAGTGCTACTAATATAATATATAACCCTCAATTTGATGAAACTAGTTTTGATTTATCAATTTCAAAAATAAGTAACCCATTTGGTGTTGATTTTAGTGTTAACGCCACAAGGAATATGGAACTAAATGAAGTTGAAGTTTCCGAGTTAAGGAATATGACAACTCAATATGGTAAGTATTCATTGTATCTTAACGATAACGGGTATTCCGTAAAAAGAATTGTATCAACAACATCATTGACATCTGGGATATTAACTATTGTTGTTGAGGGTAACCCATTTTCGGGTGAATCAACCACCAATCAAACTTTAATTATTAGACCTAATGATTTAGAAGTTAATAAAGTTTTAAATGAATCGTTAGATGAGGTTGAAGATTTTTTACTGAATAGAAATGTAAACCCAAAATATACTGCAACATTCAAGATACCTAAAGTAGGTGATGATGGAACATATTATACCGAGTATCAAAATTTAACTTGGCCTTTATTAGGTAAGTGGAACTTAGATATCATAACGGGGGCATTCACTAATTACTTAAATAAATTAAACGAGGTAAGTATATCATTTGACGAATATAAGACAAATTTAATTTCACGGTTCTTAACCACAGGGGCCTTCAATGAGTTTGATACCATTGGTAGAAAAGTTGAGAAAGTACTACAAATTTATGGTAGAAGTTTTGATGAAACAAAAAAGTTTATTGATGCGTTAGCATATATTAATTCTGTTAATTACAATGTTGGTAATGACATACCGTCACAACTTTTAAAAAATTTAGCACAAACATTAGGATGGAGAACAAATATCTCACCAATATCTAATGAGGAATTATTAAATTCTGTTTTTGGTCAAAAAAATACTGATAAGTCGGCATTTAGTGGTGTTGATAGTGTAATGACACCTGATGAATTAAACTATCAATATTATAGAAACTTAGTTTTAAATTCGGCTTACCTATTTAAATCCAAAGGTACTAGAAAATCAATTGAAACTTTATTAACACTAATTGGTGCACCTGAAGCGTTGGTTGAATTTAATGAGTATGTGTATTTAGCAGACCAAAAAATTAATATGACTCAGTTTGATTCATACTATGCTCAAATATCGGGAGGTACGTATGTTCAAAATACGCCAGCATTAGACCCAAGTTATTTGTACTCTATAATGGGGGTTACGTATACAGGGTTCACAACTCAAGTCACGTTGCAAGATGTTAATATTGGTAGAGAAGAATATCCGATAGATGATAACGGTTTCCCATCGGCACCTGAAGATACGGAAGATTATTTTTTCCAAATAGGTAGTGGATGGTTTGAACAAACACCTCAACACAGGGCGTTAGAACAAGTTGATTTAACTAATAGCGTGTTTACTGGGTCCAACCCTAATTACCAAACGGTTTTAGAACCGTATTCATATGGACAAGTTTATTTAAATAGATTCCGTGAGTTTCCGTTCATGGATATCGGGTTTAGATTAAGACCAACTATTGATAATAATAAAAGTTGGACTGATAGAGAAATTGGTTTAAGAAGTAATTTAGATGGTAATTATAATGCAAGATATTTTACTAGTGATGATAAGTTAGTATTAAATGTTAAAAACGTTGATTTATTTTTAAATCCTGCCCAAGGAATCGCATACGACATATGGTATATGTCAAGACAATATAATTTCCCAATACCTAATGAAGGGTTAAATTATGTACCACAAATTAGTCAATTTTACAGTATTAGCTCAATATACCAACCAGGTTCTGTTGATATAACTTATAGTGCTTCTACTATCATACCACCATTGTTTGATATAACATTTAATTTTACAAATGTTTTAGGTACAATAAGTGGTGACGTAAGTGTAACTACAGGTATAACAATTTCGGCGGGTAGTACAACAGGTGTTACTAATGTAATATTACCTGATGATTATAGTGGGTTAACATTGACCAGTACGTTTACAAATATAAATGCAAATCCTAGTGAAATTTCATATGGACTTAGTGTTGTACCGTCATTCATTTCGGGTACAAGTGAAACGGTATTACCAACGCAATTTTACACTGTTTCACCGATAAACATTTACCCTAATAAAGGAGGTATTGATTGGACCGAAATAAATCCACAGCCAAAAATACAAACATTTTTTGAGTTCGCTCAAACTTTTTGGACTAATACCATTAATGTTAGAGATAGACAATTCAACTCAACTAGAACTGGAGGTTACCCAACATTAGGTTCTATTTTTTGGAGGTATTTAGAATCTGAAGGCAGAATTGGTGTAAAGAACGATAATTTTTCATACAAAACAATGATAGAATATGTCAATGGTCTTGGTGATTATTGGATTAGACTTGTTGAACAAATGATACCTGCGACAACCATATGGAATACAGGTGTTAAATATGAGAATTCAATCTTCCATAGACAAAAATTTGTATGGAGAAGACAAAGAGGATGTGAAATCATTCCTGTACCTTGTAAACCTTGTGAATTAACGACAAATATATTTCCTGTTGATTGTCCTGTACAATCTACTGAATGTCCTGTTTATCCTTGGGATACAAATCCACAAATACAACAATTTAGTGGTGTTTTGGCTTATTTATTAAATCAATATTTGACCGCCAACGGTTATACATTAAATGATTGTTTAATAAATTCATTAAACTCAAGTTGGTTTGTTGATATTAGAATAAATGATGTGGTAATTGTTCAAACACCATTCTTTAATGGGGTGGGATTAACAGTACCTAATATTAGTTATCCGACTACAACTACGGCTTGGTTATCAGGATTAACTGATTCATTAGAATCTTTAAAAATCTATGGATATGATTATTATTTTACAACTGAAGATACTGTTGTTGTATTTAATAATATTTGTTCTGAAGATGATGATGGTGTTAATTTAAAAATTAATGTCGGAATAAATTTTAATATATTATGTAATTAATGTCTTGTCCTTTATCATATAGTTTAAATATAACAGGTGATTGTTCTAATATAAATGTTGGGACTTTTGAACTTAGTATTCTTGGTACGGCACCTGATTATACAATACAATGGATTAGTCCTGCATCTTATGGTACAATTGCTTTAGGACCTGGGGTTACAACATATAGTGAGAGTGGATTATCTGCCGCGACTTACACATTTAATATTATAGATAGTTGTGAACCTAATACAGTAGTTCCTGTTAATGTTTATATATCAAGTGGGACTTGTGTATCTATTGAATCGTTTGAAGATACTTTATGTGGTGAGAATAATGGTTCTTTAAGTGCTGTTACAAGTGGGTATTATGGGACAGCAACTTTTTCATTGTATGATTCTGTTTATGGTTTTATAATGTCAGCATCAACCGCTGGTAATTCTTATCAGTTTACTAATTTATCCGCAAGTACATATTATGTAATTGCTAATGATGGTGGTGGTTGTACAGGTCAAAGTGAATCTGTTATAATTAAAGACTCAAGTACCATAGATTTTGGTTTTTATGTTGTTAATGATGCGGGATGTGCGGTTAATTCAGGTAAAATATTTATAACAGGGTTAACGGGTAATCCTCCGTACACTTATTTATGGTCTAATGGTCAAACAACATCAAGTATTAGTGGATTAACCGCAGGGTTTTATAATGTTACGGTAACTGATAGTACAGGGTGTGCGGTTAATAAAGTAACTTCAGTTTCAGAAGTACCTAGTGTAGGTATTGCGTCTATTTTAACAACAGACCCATCTTGTTATTCTTCGGATGGTGAAATTACTGTTATTGTTACGGGCGGTACTTCACCGTATAACTTCTCCGCCTCAACATTAGGTAATTACTTTACATTTGACACTGAATACACATTTACTAATGTATCTAGTGGGAATTATAGTATATTAGTGACTGATGCGGGACTTTGTACTACAAGTGCAACAATAACGGTCACAACTCCAGGAGGATTTTCGGTTGTATCGTTTTCGTATTCTCCAACGGTATGTGGGGCATCTGGATATGTCACGATAGTATTGAATGGAGGGTCACCACCTTACAACTACACTTTAAGTGAAACAGGTGGGCCAACTACAACGCAAACAACAAATAGTTCAACTTGGACCTTTAATAATTTATTCTACGGTGAATATACTTTAACAATATCTGACGATGGTCCTTGTGAATATAGTAATACCTTCACAATTGAGAATGATAATGCGTTTATTTTGTCAACAAGTGTTACAGGTACTACTTGTGGTGATGATAATGGGATAATAACTGTTGAAGTTTCAGGAGGAACACCTTCTTACACATATACTTTAGATGGTAGTGAAATTGTTATTAGTCCTTTAAGTTCGGTAACTTTTACTAATCTAACATCAGGATTACATAGTATAAATGTTGTGGATGATAATGGGTGTACCCAAACAATATCGGCAAATGTGGCAACATCAAGTGATGTTGATTTTATTTTAGTACCGACCGATGCTTTAGGGGGTAATAATGGTTCAGTAACAGCGTTAATAACTAGTGGAGAACCACCATTCACATTAACTTGGAGCCCAAACGCTAGCGGACAAACAGGGTCAACTATAACGGGGTTAAGTGCTGGAACCTACTCATTGACTGTTGTTGATGACAATGGGTGTGAGTCAACTACGGAAGTTATAGTTAATGGTAATGTTTTATTATCATCTTATCAAGTTTATAGCGTTTGTGATTCTGACTTATTAAATTATGGTGAAATAATTTTAAAAGGACCTAAACAGATGTTACTTGATGGGTTTTATAGTTTAAGTTCGGGGGATACAAATTGTATTTTGAATCAGGCTATATTTGAAGCATCCGTTACAGTTAGCGGAGTTACCACAACCCAAACATTTTTTACGGGAGAAACTTTAAATGATTACCCAACTACCCAACAATGGAATGATGTTATTGGAAGTTTAATATTAGGGTATGATGGTATTGGTTCTGTTATTTTTGATATTGAAACTAATCAAATGACTATTTTAACTGATTGTAATTCCGAAATTTCATTAAATGATGCTAATATTATAATTAATATGATAATTCATTACGATATTTCGTGTGTCGCTTGTTATTGTCCCGTACCTGAATTTACCCCTATTAATTGTGAAATAACTGAAGAGTATTGTGAAACCGAAGAAACTAAAGTAATCTATGATATTAAATGGCCTTTATTTGGAATTGATTTATTAGACAATTTGGATATTATACCTACTAGATGTCAAGAGTTACCAAATTATCCTGATTGCGGTGTTATTGAGAGTAAACAAATTGAGTTTAGAAATGCTAGAAATGCCTATTTGTCTTATATAAATAATTATCTTTTAGCCCTTTCAGTGGGTAGAATTAGTTATGCCCAATCCATTCCTGTTGTATTACCACCATCTAGATACGAGGGTGATTATTTTTACAATGGGCCTGAAAATGTTGGGTGGACGCAATTCAAGGTAATACAAGGATGTAGTTGTAAAAAAATATTTGAGGAAAATGGTTTAGTTGGGCCTCAATATGACTTTGATATCGTATGGTTAACTGAAGTCCAATCATATGGTGATTTACCATTAACAGGTAATTTTGGTGAATTTTGTTTTGTTATAGACGATGGTGTTTTTTATAAATGGGACCCTAATACAAATACGTGGATTAATGAAAGTTCACCAATAATAGGTTATCCTGATATTGAAGATTGTGCTGCGGTACAAAGAGCTCAAAGAGATTATTATCTTTTATCATTAAACCAACTTATGTTGGTTTGGAGGTCTTTTACTTGGTCGTCATTTCATATCCCATTATACCAAATTTTTAAATATAATAGTTAAATATAATTTATATGGATATTTGTGATTATCTAAACGGAAATATTATTGGGACTGGTACTACTGAGTCTGATTGTACTACTTGGGGGGATATATATTTATATGCTAATAATTCAAAAAACGCATTCATCCAAGCATTAAAACAATTTATAAACGCTGCAACACCATGTACTTCAGGTGAAACTTGTGGTGAGGTATACCAAGAAAAAATATACCAAGATTTTTGGGAGGGATGTTTCATTGATTACCATAAAAAATTCCAAGTGTTTTTTAACATGATGCAATGTTCACCACAAACAGGGGTTCAAAATGAAAGTATTAATTTACCAACAAGTGGAGGTACTATGGTTTCTTATAATTACACTGTGGATTATGGGGATGGTAGTTTTGATTTAACGATAGCCGAAGAATATCAAACAATGGAGGCGGAATTTATGTGTTGTATTAAAAACATAATGGTATTAATAATGGGTGAAACTTTTGAAGGTACATCATACGTCAATTTTAATTACATCACTTAAAATAAATTGTTGATAAGAAAAACTTCTGAATTATATTTCCTATATGGTTAATAATTTAAAATTTGTTTCAGCACAACCTGATGTTCCATATTTTCATTGGCAAATAAAAGTCTACGTACATAATTTTATTGAAAAGGGTATAAATCCAAATAACATTCACGTTCTTTTAGCGATGGTTCACGGAAAAAAAGAACCTAGTGAAGAATCATTACGTTTAAAAGATATGGGTATAAATGTTCATCATTATGTTGATGAGAGAGAAAAAAAACATTATATCCCTAACATTAAACCGTTTTTAATTTATAAATGGCTAGAAGAATATCCTGAATATGGTAAATCTTTTTTTCTGCATGATGCTGACATTATTTTTAGAGAGTTACCCGACTTTGATAAATTAATGGGAGATGATGTAATTTATCTTTCCGATACTGTAGGTTATATTGGGTACAATTATATTATGGATTGTTGTGAACGGTATGAGAAACAACACCCAAATTCCGAAAAAGGTCAGTTAATTCAAGAAATGGTTGATATTGTTGGGATTGACGTTGAATGTGTTAAATGTAATCAACTTAATTCAGGTGGAGGACAATATATAATAAAAAACACTGATTCAGAAATTTGGAAAAAAATATATGACGATTGTGTTCCATTATATGACCAAATGTTAAATTATCAAAAGAGATTCCCTATAAGTCCTGGTGAGATTCAGTTTTGGACCGCTGAGATGTGGTCAGTATTATGGAACTTATGGTATTTTGGTAAAGAAACTAACATTACCAATGATTTAGATTTTTCTTGGGCGACTGATACTGTTAATTTATATGAAAAAAAACCAATACTTCATATGGCTGGAGTGACTCAAGATTTAAGAAATACAAAATTCTATAAAGGGGATTATATTAATCAGGACCCACTTCAAAAACTTGAAGAAAATCCTAACTATTTTAATTATATAGATAAACATAGCTCAACCATTAAATATATTGAAGTTATGAAGTCATTAATTAATAAAAAAACCAAATAACACATTATTTATATAAAAAAAACTGTAATGTCAGAAAACGTTAATGAATGTTCACCTATAACCATTTTCCCTATGGGTGTGGTATGTGTTGTGACTAATCCTAGTAAACCTAGAGCATCTAACGGTACCGCAACTTTAATTATAACAGGAGGGACACCACCATATAATATTGTGTGGGAAAATGGGAATAATACAGTTTCAATAGATAATCTGTCGGAAGGGTCTTATTCGGCAACAATAACTGATTATTATGGTGATTTTATTATTAATACAACTTGTGTTCTAACAACTCAGGGGACAACTACTACCACAACAACATCAACAACAACATCTCAACCAACTTATGATTTTTGTATGGTTATTTCATATTACGATTATGTTGGTAAACAAGTTACTGAAGTTAACTTGCTAATTCACTTTAACCCTAATGGATTATATGACGGATACCCAACTTGGATTTCAGATGATATGTTATATTCTATAATATGGGATACAGTTGACAACAGATGGGAATTGGTTGACACATTAACTAATTTAGTTGTTATAAATAATAACCCAGCATACCCACCATTAAGTGGTTGGAACATATTAGGTGTTGATGGAAGTGTAACTGTTTACGAAGGTGAATGTCAAAATAATGATAATTTAACCATAAGTGCAAGTGTTAATTATAAAGGTTGTGATTACAGTTGTTTAAATTCTATCACAATTACTGGTGGCGGAGGGGTACCACCTTATCAATACTCCATAGATGGGGGGGTTACTTGGGTGAGTAGCCCAATATTCCAAGGAATATGTAATGGGTTATATTCACCACAAATAAAGGATTCATTGGGTACTATCGTCGCTAGCAATAATATAACAGTTATAGGAATACCTTGCTAATTTTTAAAATAAGATATTTATAAATAAAATATGAGTTATATAATAAAAAATACATCAGCGTTAATTAATAGTAGGTTAACTGATACGGGAAGACAAAGGTTATCCGAAGGTAATTTTAATATTTCATATTTCCAAATTGGGGATAGTGAGGTGTCATATGATGTATTACCAAGTTCGTATAACCAATATAATACGATGATATTGGAACCAGCATTTAATGCTCAAAATTCAAGTGGAGTTCCTCAATCAAACAAACAAAATGTTAAATATCCTTACTACGTTGATGGTTTTACGGGTAATACTTATGGGATTCCTTATATGGATTCAGTAGTAAGTCCTGTATATAATAGGGCGGAGCCTAGAGGTTTTTTTACGGGAATTACGGTTAATGATTTTACATCTTGGAGTGCTTATACTGATAATAGTCATACTATTAACTCTAATTATATAGTTGATATGACTACATTAAATGGGTCAAATATCATTGAAATTATTTATTCTGGTTGTAACCTAAATATAGGTAGATTACCTCAAGTTGGTGATTTTATTACAATATATTATGATGGTATGGCTAAACAAGATTGTGGGTGTGGCACTGAAACTACCACAACAACCACAACCACCACTATACCACCAACCACAACGACAACGACAACAATACCTTGTGAAACAACTACTACTACAACAACAGTGTTCCCAACACCGACCCCTGTAGAAGTACCTAATTGTGCGATGTCAATGTATAGCTGTTATCCAATATTAACATATAGGATTATTGATGTATGTCATAACCAAATCACATTAGATAGACCTACACCTGACTTTACTTATTTGTTGGGGAATTGTTATTCCCGAACTTTAATATACCCACCAGCAATGGTACCTTTTTATGATAGTGAAACTCCCTTACAACATTTTGGAATTGATGTGATTGATTTTGAATCAGTTTGTAATACTGACCAATTAGATGTTAAGATATGGAATATGAATATTCCTTGGTCAGAAACTTTAGCTGGTATTAATAATTCGGTATATAAAGGATTTAGTGACTTTGGTTCGGTTGATTATATTGGAACTAAAGAATATTTGGGGTATCAATCAAGTTCAGGTCAGACCGATACTGATTCGGTATATTTTTATAATTCATTTGATGAAAAGGTTGTGGTAACACCTGAAGAACAAAAGGCTATTGCTATTATTCATTACACTAATCAAACTATTGATTTTGTTTATGGTGAAAAATTCGCATTAGAACCATTAGACCCGAATGTACCTGAAGATACTTTAGGACAAGCAAGAAATTTTAAAATGTGTTTACCTTGGTTAATGTGGCATAAAAACCCTGATTGTTGTCAAGGGCAATGTTTTTATGTGGACCCTCCAGGATTTGAGGAGTTTGATTTATTTCAAGTAGAATATATTGAGTCTAAGAAAAACATTGATATGAATTTACCTGGTATTCGTTACTATCATCTTTGGGATACTAACCCTAATAGTAACGGATTACCTAATAGAATTGGGAAAGTATTTCCTGACCACAAAATTGTGGTTATAGACGATGAGGAGATTATAGCTGCAATGTCGTATAAATCAAATAGAAACTGGACATTACCAGCACCTAAAACATCTTTAGTTACACCTAATACTTGTGGAAGTGAAAGTCAATCAACCCAAGGAGTTTTAACGGGTAATACTGAATATATGTATGTTACTTATAGATTAAGTAATGATATGTCATTTACCAATTCATTACATTGCAATTATTACATTAAACAACAGGGTCCTAATCTAAATTGTAATGATATTTCATCACAAAATGTTGCGGTGAGATTCGGAGGTGAATTTGGGTGTTTAAATTACCAACCGTACAATCCATCTACAACAACTACCACAACAAGTGTCTATACAACAACTACAACAACCATTTGTCCGACGAATTGTGATATTACAACAGGATATTTAGGAACCAAATTTGAAATAATTTGTCAAAAAGTAACTGGTGATGGAAGACCTGACCCTACGGATTGGAAAATTATTGATTTCACCGATTTATTATCTGCAACCACAATTAATGGTCACATTACTCAAGATGGATTGACAGGTACAACATTTGTGATTACTGATGATTTATATAACAATGCCCCCACTTATGATTTAAGTGATTATCTTGATTTAACAACACTTGGTGATACTGGTACCCAACTTAATTTTGGTGATGAGTTTTATTTTTATGGAACACTTGAAACGGATATTCAAGCAACTATATATGAGATGAGGTACAAAATTAATTTAAGTCAAGCCGAATTCCAAGCAAGTTCAAACCCTGGATGGGTCAATGGTACAACATCTTACATAACTGAAGTTGGACTTTATAATTCTAAAAAAGAGCTTATGATTATATCAAAATTGCAATCACCAACACCAAGACAAGGGATTCAGCAATTTGTTATAAAATTTGATTTTTAAAATTATGAGTAAAACCTTAAAAGAAAGCCCAAAAGTTTTGGGTTTAGATATCTCAACTCGTACCATAGGGTGGGCGTTATTTGATATAAAAAATCAAGAATTATTAGAATTGACTCACATATCGCCAAGACCAAAATCAAAAGATAATGGTGAGAATAGTAAAATAAAAGAACTATTATTAAAGGCCGAGATATTTAGAACCAAATTACTTGAATATAAAAATTTAGGTATCGTTAAAGTCATTATAGAAGAACCATTATTGAATTCAAACAATATTAATACGGTCCAAACCCTATTAAGATTTAATAGTTTTCTTTGTAAAGAAATATATGATATGTTAGGGATTGTACCTGAGTTTATTTCTACGTATAATTCAAGAAAGTTTGCATTTCCTGAACTAGTCCAACAAAATGATAAAGGGAAATATGTTTTATTTGGTGGTTTACCAAAAGATATTGATAAGAAAATGATTATATGGGAAAAAGTTGCAAAACTTGAACCACAAATTCAATGGTTGTATACTAAGAACAATACCCTTAAAAAAGAAAATTTTGACCAAACAGATGCCTATTGTTGTGTCCTTGGTTATATGAAACAACTTGAAGTTTGGTAATTATACACTTTCAGTAAACCATTCTGGACCTGATAAAATAGTAATCATTTCTGAGTTATTATACGGACCTTCCATATAACTTAAATCAATAAGAAATGTAGGGTCAGTTTCCGATTGCCATCTTATAAAAGTTTTAGTACCGTCAATACTAAATCCCAATTCAGAAATACTTCTTTCTAAAATTTGATTAAAATCAACTTTGCTAAGTTCTGATGTTAAAATAATTAAATACTTTCTCATAAACCAAATCTATCTTTTTCTGAATTAAAATTATTGGTGACCTCAGTAGAGCTTAATTCTCTGTTATATATTCTAATAATAGCGATATAACCTTGGAAATATTCTTGAGGCGAACCTGCTTGGAACCTACCAACCCGTAAACTAGAAACGTTTGTAACTGTCCCAAAAGGGTCCCCATTACTACCAACTGAAGTACCGTTAAGATATAAATTACCACCACTTGGGCCGTGTGTTGCAACAACGTGAGCCCATGTATTTGCGGTTAATACTGTTGGTGATGATGTATAATTAATTGCCGAACCATCAGCAATAAAATTAATATTTCCCGATGTATTAATTCTCAATCTATAACCGTTATTACTATCTTTTGAAATTATATTAGGGCTATTAGTAAACCCTGTTGGTCTAATAAACGCCTCAACAGTACAACCCGTTGATAATTGTATTGATGCGTTATTACCATCTAACCCATCATCACCAGCACCATCAAAAAGTAAACTACCATAAACTTGAGGTATATTTGGAAAATACGTAACACCCGAACTTAAGACGGTATCGTTATTATTTGTTGTTAAATCAAGTAAATTGGTACTCCCTGAATAAGAATTTTCATTACCCGCATCATACCATAAAACTAATCCTGACTGAGTTAGATTACAACTTGGACAACACCCCACGGCTGTTACAGACCCAGCACCTGAACGGGATGGGGTAGTACTGGAACATACATATACAGGACTCTGAAAATTATTTATAATAATTGGTGATGTTGCGGCCTCATCACAACAAGGGGTAAATGTAAATGTTGTATTCGCAGGAAATGAGTTTGACACCAATTCATACTGAAGACAACTACAAGTTGGTGTTGGTGTTGGTGTTCTTGTTGGAGTAACGGTTCTTGTAGGTGTATTTGTTGGTGTTCTTGTTGGAGTAAGAGTTCTTGTTGGTGTATTAGTAGGTGTTCTTGTTGGAGTAACGGTTCTTGTAGGTGTATTGGATGGTGTTCTTGTTGGAGTAACGGTTCTTGTAGGTGTGTTGGTAGGTGTGTTGGTAGGTGTATTTGTTGGTGTTACAGTATTAGTTGGGGTATTAGTTGAAGTTCTTGTAGGTGTATTTGTTGGTGTTCTTGTTGGAGTAACGGTTCTTGTAGGTGTATTTGTTGAGGTATTGGTTGGTGTAACGGTTCTTGTAGGTGTATTTGTTGGTGTATTTGTTGAGGTATTGGTTGGTGTGTTAGTAGGTGTCCTTGTAGGTGTTACAGTATTAGTTGGGGTATTAGTTGAAGTTCTTGTAGGTGTGTTGGTTGGAGTATTTGTTGGAGTAACGGTTCTTGTAGGTGTATTTGTTGAGGTATTGGTTGGTGTAACGGTTCTTGTAGGTGTATTTGTTGAGGTATTGGTTGGTGTGTTAGTAGGTGTCCTTGTAGGTGTTACAGTATTAGTAGGTGTCCTTGTAGGTGTTGCAGTATTAGTAGGTGTTTGAGTGTTACTTGGTGTTGGTGTAGGAGTTACATCATCAGTACAGATTATTAAAGTTGCGCTTGATAACGTACCAGCATCTACTACCGCAAAATCTTGGATATATAATGACCAAGTACCATTTGAATTTGGTGGTTGTATTCCGTCAAATACAGTAAACTCAGGTGAGTTACCAGGAGCCACCAAAGGAGGTACTGGACAAGGGGCACTAAACGTCATTGAGTTTTGTATTGTAGAGTTATTACCAAATGTACCTGAACTAAATCCATTCCAATCAGGCGTTGAGAAAGACGTTAATGTAACTGTTACATTAGTTGCGGTTGTAACACCACCTATTCTACCCGCAATTAATGAATAAGTTGAATTATCAGGTGCAACTAAAACCATCCCAACGTCCCCAACCGCATTGTGAGAATAACCACTAAGTACAAATTTAACATCTGTAATTGGTGTAACTAAACCTGATACTGTAAAAGTTATAGGGTATACTGATGCGGTTGTATTATCGTTAATTATAATATTTGTCTGATTTGAAGGGAATGAAAAACAGAATTGTGAAGGGGTTTCAGTTAATGTAGGTGTGTTTGTAGGTGTTGATGTTCTTGTAGGTGTATTTGTAGGTGTTGATGTCCTTGTAGGTGTGTTTGTTGATGTCCTTGTAGGTGTTGATGTCCTTGTAGGTGTGTTTGTTATAGTGTTAGTAGGTGTTTGGGTAGGTGTTTGGGTAGGAGTTGGTGTATTAGTTGGTGTTCTTGTTGGCGTCACCGTATTGGTCGGGGTGTTAGTTGAGGTTCTTGTCGGAGTGTTAGTTGGTGTAGATGTTCTTGTAGGTGTATTAGTCGGAGTATTTGTATTAGTCGGAGTATTAGTCGGAGTATTAGTTGGTGTTGGTGTTGGAGTTGGTGTTGGACATATACCTCCAGAACAAAATCCACCTATAGTGAATTCTAATTTAGGACTACTAACAATAGGATTACTACCACAAACTCTAAATGAATCATTACCTGGATTTGTAACACCTGTAACGGTAACATTTGAACAATCAACATAACTATATGTGATAAAACCCTCTATTGTTGTATCTAAAAAGTCAATACAATTACATGGGTATTGAGTTGGTGTTGGTGTTACAGTATTAGTTGAAGTGTTAGTTGGTGTCTGAGTATTTGTTTGAGTTGGTGTCTGAGTACTTGTTTGAGTTGGTGTTACAGTATTTGTAGGGGTATTAGTTGGTGTATTCGTTGCGGTTCTTGTAGGGGTATTAGTTGGTGTGGATGTTCTTGTAGGGGTATTCGTTGAGGTATTCGTAGGAGTGTTAGTAGGAGTGTTAGTAGGAGTGTTAGTAGGAGTAACGGTATTTGTTGGTGTATTCGTTGCGGTATTTGTTGGTGTATTTGTTGAGGTGTTAGTAGGTGTAACAGTATTTGTTATCGTGTTTGTTGGCGTATTAGTTGGTGTATTTGTCGGTGTTATAGTGTTAGTAGGAGTATTAGTTGAGGTATTCGTTGGAGTATTAGTAGGTGTAACAGTTCTTGTTGGTGTGTTAGTCGGAGTTTGAGTTGAAGTAATAGTTGGAGTTACGGTATTTGTAGGAGTGTTTGTTGGTGTCTGAGTTAATGTGTTCGTTGGTGTTAAAGTATTAGTCGGTGTATTGGTTGGAGTTTGTGTTATTGTACCTGTAGGTGTAATTGTGTTTGTAGGTGTGTTCGTAGGGGTTTGAGTAATAGTGTTGGTTGGTGTTAAAGTATTTGTAGGTGTATTTGTAGGGGTGATAGTAGATGTTACAGTATTTGTAGGTGTATTGGTTGGTGTTTGAGTTGATGTATTAGTAGGTGTTATAGTGTTAGTAGGTGTAACAGTTCTTGTTGGAGTATTAGTAGGTGTGTTAGTCGGAGTTTGAGTGGAAGTATTAGTTGGCGTTACAGTATTCGTTGGAGTATTTGTAGGTGTGTTGGTCGGAGTTTGGGTTGAAGTGTTTGTTGGGGTTACAGTATTAGTTGGAGTATTCGTTGGTGTGTTAGTTGCAGTTCTTGTTGGTGTAACGGTATTCGTTGGAGTATTTGTTGATGTGTTCGTAGGTGTTTGAGTTGATGTGTTTGTTGGGGTAATAGTATTTGTCGGCGTATTAGTTGGTGTATTTGTTGATGTGTTTGTAGGTGTATTTGTTGGAGTACCTGTGTTAGTGGACGTATTAGTCGGAGTTTGTGTTGAAGTTATTGTCGGTGTAACAGTATTTGTAGGTGTATTTGTTGGAGTTTGAGTTGAAGTATTAGTTGGTGTGACAGTATTCGTAGGTGTATTAGTTGGTGTTTGAGTGGGGGTCTCAGTATTAGTTGGGGTTATCGTGTTAGTTGGCGTTTGAGTAGGTGTTTCAGTATTAGTTGGGGTTATGGTATTAGTTGGCGTTTGAGTAGGTGTCTCTGTGTTTGTTGGTGTGATTGTGTTTGTCGGTGTGACTGTGTTAGTTGGTGTTTGAGTAGGTGTTTCAGTGTTAGTTGGAGTAATAGTGTTAGTTGGGGTAATAGTGTTAGTTGGTGTTATTGTGTTCGTAGGGGTGTTCGTGGGAGTTTCAGTGTTAGTTGGTGTTATTGTGTTCGTAGGGGTGTTCGTAGGGGTCTCAGTATTGGTTGGTGTTATTGTGTTCGTAGGGGTGTTCGTAGGGGTCTCAGTATTGGTTGGTGTTATTGTGTTAGTCGGCGTTTGAGTAGGGGTCTCAGTATTGGTTGGGGTTATCGTGTTAGTTGGGGTAGGTGTAGGAGTTTCAGTGTTAGTTGGTGTTATTGTATTTGTTGGGGTGTTCGTAGGGGTCTCAGTATTGGTTGGTGTTAATGTGTTCGTTGGAGTGTTCGTTGGAGTTTCAGTATTAGTTGGGGTAATGGTATTAGTTGGGGTATTAGTAGGTGTTTCAGTCGGAGTTGGGGTAATGGTATTAGTTGGCGTTTGAGTAGGTGTTTCAGTATTAGTTGGAGTTATTGTATTAGTTGGTGTAATTGTGTTAGTCGGTGTTTGAGTAGGAGTCTCAGTATTAGTAGGTGTTAATGTATTCGTAGGTGTGTTCGTAGGGGTCTCAGTATTGGTTGGTGTTATTGTGTTAGTCGGTGTTTGAGTAGGAGTTTCAGTAGGTGTATTCGTCGGAGTTTCAGTAGGTGTGTTCGTTGGTGTTTCAGTAGGTGTATTTGTTGCAGTTTTTGTTGGTGTGTTCGTCGGAGTTTCAGTTGGTGTGTTAGTTGGTGTTTCAGTTGGAGTGTTAGTTGGCGTCTCAGTTGGAGTGTTAGTAGGGGTCTCAGTTGGTGTATTTGTTGCAGTTTTTGTTGGGGTGTTAGTAGGTGTTTCAGTTGGGGTGTTAGTAGGTGTTTCAGTTGGGGTGTTAGTAGGTGTTTCAGTTGGGGTGTTAGTAGGTGTTTCAGTTGGGGTGTTAGTTGGAGTTTCAGTTGGGGTGTTAGTTGGAGTTTCAGTTGGGGTGTTAGTTGGTGTTGGAGTTGAAGTTGGAGTCGGTGTTGGAGTCGGTGTTGGAGTTGGGGTTGGGGTTGGGGTCGTAATTAGTGATATACAATAAACAATTTCAAATCGTTCACAACCATCATTTGTTATAATTTTAATACCAACTGCAGGTGCGCTATCAAATTGACTGGGTAATAAAAATGTTGTACTTGGAGGTACTAAAGTATTAATTGTTGCAATTAGAACACATTGATTACCAAATACGTCACAAACGTAAATCTGATATGGGTTTGGTAAACCTGATATGTTACTTATTTCAATTGAAGTCATTATATTACATAAATATTTAATTCACTTTTTTATATCTGAATAAAACTAAGTTTATGCGAGACACTTTTCACAGGATGCTGTAACGGATATAATCGGTGAACCTAAAATTATGTTAGGGTATGTAATTGAACAAAAACTAATTGAACCTTCATCAAAAGTATATGGTGACGGTAATGATTCACCACAACATGGAGTATATTCAAATGTGATAGAATTGCCTTTTGTTGTATTAACAGTATAAGTATAACACTCAGAAAAAGTTGTACAAACAGCACAACCACCTAAATTAGATAATCCTAAAGGACCAACATTTAAAATTATATTATTAACCCCGATTACTTGAGTTGTAATCCCAACATATGAAATACATTTAGTTAATCCGTCAACAGTTGAATAGAATACTTGATATTGTTCTAAAGTCCCTCCTGATGGGATAGTTACGTTATTAGTGGTATAATACATTGTTCCATTGTAACAATCTTGAAATTGTTTACTCACAGGACAATTAATCATTTCATTAACCGTATTAAATGTTACATCACCAGAGTATTGACACGGCCTTTCAACAATACCCGAAGGTGTTGGTGTTATTGTAGGAGTCGGGCTTGGTGTTGGCGTAAACGATAAAATAGTTGCACCAACATTTACACCTCCACAAACATTTGTTGGACTTGGTGTTGGGGTAGGTGTGGGTGTTGTTGTTTGAGTTGGGGTGGGGGTAGGGGTTGGCTCAAACTCGCAATTAAATAACGATTCAAAATCAAAAGTATCACAAGGTGACGTTGTTGTAGTTGTGGTTGAACAAGTTCCTTCAGAAAAATATTCTGAAAGTAAATCAGGACAAACACTAACACAAGGTGATTTACCTGAAAGAAAGCAAGGACCGTCTAAAGACATCGCTAAACACCATTGAGTGTTACCTGTTGAATAATAAATAAATAAACCATTAGATTCCCCAACCCAATAAGGTTTACCGTTATGTAAACCACTCTCAATGTAGTTATCATCATATGATATATTTTCCGTATTTGAAACACAATAACCTGATGTGTTACATATATCACCACAACAATCACTTTCTTCAGAACAATTTTCTTCTTGTAAAACAAATTCACTTAAAACACTTTCACCTGAAACTATTATATCATCTTGATAATAATAAAGTGTTGGTGACATTGGTGTTTCGCAGAATTCATATGAAACACAAGTTCCACTACATTCAGAATAAACATATCCTGAAGGACAAGTATAACCTGATGAATCGTAATTACCTAATGTGTCTTGAACTATAGTAAATTCTGTTTGGCCTGATGTTGTGAATATTATATAAGGTTCTAATGCCGCATAAGTCGTTAAACCAGTTAATGTTGCTAAATCACCATCATAAATCTCACATCCAAAACCACCTTGACTACCAGCATTTAATCCGTAAACCTCCAAAGTATGGTCACCTGCACCAATCTCAACGGGGTATACGTTCCATCTTTTAAAGGATTGACCGTTACTCGTTGTGAAAGGATTAGGAGGTAAAGAAGTATCTACAATAAGATTACCATCTAAGACAAGTCTAAAATCATCATCAGCCCCAATTCCAACCCAGTATGTTTTTGTTTCAGTAATCCCTGATAAACAAGATGAAAATCCTAACCATTTGTTGAATGGTGGTGCACTTCCACCTGTTGTTGGCCAAATGGCACATCTATTTAAAGGGCCTTCAGAAATAGTGTCACCAACATTTTCCCACGAATCAACACCTGTAACTATAGTATATGTTGCACCTGAACCACATTGACAAAATCCTGGTTGGTAAAAATAACTACCAAATTGTGAATACACAAAAAATGATGTGGCAACCGCCGATAATGGTGATACAGGAGGTGTTGCGGCTGTTGTAATTTCTCTGTAGCAAGATGTTTCGTCATAAACGACCCATCCGTCACCCGCACAAATACTACAATCTGCGGAAGTTGTCATACAATAACAGTAATACCCTCTATCTGTAAATTCATTTACAACAGGGGTTGACTCACAATCTAAAAAACCATCAATAAAGACGGTATTATCGGTGTATAGGGTATTACCTGTTGATGAACTAATATCATTAGGGTCAATTCTGACTAATAAACAATTACAACTCATTATGGTATTAAATTTTCTTCAACCGAGCAACCGTTATTATCCACAATTTTTAAATTATATGATGATTGACCATCCAATAATGTAGGTACGTTAAATACATAAGGAACAGTTGAAATTGTACTTATATATATGCAAGTTGTGATTGGGTCATCACATATGTATATATCGTATGGTTGAACTCCCGAAATTGTGTTTATGGTTATTTGCGTCGGCATTTATTTTGTTTTTAAAATAAATATAAAGGAGGTCAAAAACTTGTGAAGGTTGATTCATATATTATTTATTCTTATTTTAGGTGTAATGTCAGACGATAAAGAAATATTGGTTGAATTGCTCAAAGAAATTTTGGGTGATGAGAAACTTCACTACGAACATAGGGGTCAAATCTCATTTGATTGTCCTGTTTGTGATGAGGATAGACACAAGGGTAATCTTGAGGTTAATTATTTCTCACATGTTTATAAATGTTGGTCTTGCGGCGATAGCGAGGGGACTCACGGACCTTTGGGTAAGTTGTTTGATAAATATGGTAATCGTAAACAAAAAAAGGTTTATAAAATCCTCCAACCAGAGGAAAATAAACCCAAAGAAAAGAAAGTTAAAAAATTAACATTACCACCAAATTTCACCCTCTTCAAGGATTCAAACCCAAGATACCCTATATATCAACAGGCATATAACTATCTTAAAAGTAGAGGTATTACTAATGATATAATTGAAAAGTATGGGATTGGGTTTTGTGATAAGGGTAGTCATTCAGGTAGAATAGTTGTTCCGTCATATGATAAGAAAGGTGAATTGAACTATTATATTGCGAGAAGTTGGGACCCCCACACCAAAGCTAAATACAAGAACCCAGAGGCTGAAAAAGATAAGATAATCTTTAACGAAAACCTAATTGATTGGAACAAAGATATCTATTTGGTTGAAGGCGCGTTTGATTCGGTGTTCTTACCCAATAGTATTGCAATGCTTGGTAAACATATGTCGGATTTACTATTTGAAACGATATATAATAAAGCCAAAGGTAACATCATAATATGTTTGGATAGTGACGCTTGGAGTGATGCCACCAAGTTATACCACAATTTAAATGGTGGTGATTTATATGGTAGAGTTAAGATTATAAAATTAACGGGAGATTCGGATGTTGCCGATTTAAGAGGGGAAATAAATGAATATTATTATAATATGCGATGAATTTATACGAGATTAGAGATGAGATTAATGAAATAATCAAAAAGAAACAAGAAGAACTACAATTAACATTCGTTGAGGACACACACACTTATACGATGTTAGATAAGAAAGGTGAGTTAAGGTCTGATTGGCCATCTGTATCAAAAGTTATGAAACTTTTTTATACTGAGTTTGACTCTGATGGAATTGCTGATAAGAAAGCCGCTGGAGACCCTGTTGAGAAAGAGAGGTTATTGAAGGAATGGTCCCAAGCTGGTACATATTCCACAAATATGGGTTCCAGAGTCCACTATTTTTTGGAGAAGAAGTCAGTTGAGATGTTTGGTTTGGACAAAGAAGTGAGGGAACCAATATTTGAGGTTGATTTTACTCAGATATTAAAAGGGGATTCTATGATATCTGCGGGTAGTAGATATTTGGAATTGATGTTAGAAAGAGAAGGTGTTCTATTGGATACTGAAATTGTGTTAGGAAGTAATGAACTTGGATATGTTGGACAACCTGATAAGAAGTGGTTGTTCTTTAATAAAGACAAAACAGAGGTAGGTATTGTGGTAACAGATTGGAAGACAAATAAGAAGAAGAACTTTGAAGCGAATCACTTTACCAAAAAGATGAAATACCCCTTCAATAACTTGGATGATACCGCACTTGGACACTACTTCACTCAATTACCATTTTATGGTAAATTACTTTTAGATATGTTGAAAGGTAGTAAATACGAGAACATTAAGATATATGGATGTATTGTTGTTCACTTAAGTGATGAGGGTGAATATGAGGAATATAGAGTCCCCAAACAAGTTTTAAACACAATACTTGATATGGATATGTCAAAGTATTTGACAAAATAAAACAAATTTAATATTATTAGACTATGGAATCTACAATTACAATTGCATGGTGGTATAACACATCGTGGGATAAAGAAGTTGGAAAAATAAACATCAAATATATAATAAAATGAAACTTTACATGACCAAAACCTATGAGGTTTACGAATCTTATGGACCAATTGAAATTAACTTAGAAGATTATCCTGAACTTGAAGGGAAAACTGAAGAAGAAATTGTTGAACATTTTAACGAAATTATGTACGAAGAAAACATTAAAGGGGGTTCTGAAAGTACATTATCGGACGAGTTTCAGTTTAATACTGAAATGATTAAACAAAAATACACAAATGAGGAAGAAGAAATAGTAAATTACTAATTATGGAAGATTTAATACAACCTAGAATTGACTTAAAGAAACAACCTACGGTAGTTTGTGAGGAATGTGGTAGTACCTATTTTAAAGAAGTGGTTTTAATTAAAAAAGTTGCGGCGTTATTAACTGGTAGTTCTGAAGACACTATAGTACCATTCCCAACATACAGATGTGATGATTGTGGTCATGTTAATGAAGAATTTAAATTATTTGATAATTAATGGAAATTGGTAAAATGAAATATAGTGATGTCAAACCATATTTAGTTGTGATTGCACACACTTATGGTCTAAAATTAAATAGGGTTAAAGAATTTAAAATGGCTCGGTTGATATTAGCTAATTTATATAATATGGGGGTATGACACATAAGGAATTTTATATTTGGTTGGAAGGATATCTATATGGGAAGTTGGAGAACAAACATATAGATATAGCGCCAATTATTGAGAAGATGAGTCAGGTTAAAGATGAGATTGACCTTGATACATTTAAACATTTAGGTAGAAAAACCGCACCTATATTTGAACCTATCACTATTAAACCCGACGAATATGATGACTTGGGTAAACCACCAAAAATTGTAATGTAATGATACAGAAATTAGTACACTTTTCAGACTTACATATCCGACTTTTCAGGGACCACGATTTATATCGTGGGATATTGGTGGATATGTTTGAACAATTTAAGGAAATCAAACCTGATAGAATTGTTTTTACTGGTGATTTGGTTCATTCTAAAAATCAAATGACACCTGAACTTATTGAGTTTGTTGCTTGGACTTTAACTGAATGCTCAAAGATTGCAAAAACAATTCTTATTATTGGTAACCACGACTTTTTGGAAAACAACATGTCAAGATTGGACGCTCTAACACCTATTATTGATTCATTACAAGATGAGAACATTGTTTACTTAAAAAGTAGAGGTGTATATGAAGACCAAAATATTGATTGGTGTGTTTATTCTTTGATGGACCACAACATTCCACCCGACATTCAAAAGTCAGACCAAGTTAAGATTGGTTTGTTCCACGGACCAGTACAAGGATTAACGACCGATATTGGGTATAAATTTGACACAGGATTTGAAACTGATAAGTTTGCAGGTTGTGATATTGTACTTTGTGGGGATATTCATAAAAGACAAGTATTCAACATACCAGGAGGTAAGAAAGCATACATGGTAGGGTCAACCATTCAACAAAACTATGGTGAAACAATAAAGAACCATGGATATGGAATTTACGATGTTGAAAAGGATAAATATGAATTTGTTGATTTGGAAAATCCTAAACCTTTCTTATCATTTAAGATAAAATCATTTGAGGATATCATTAATGGTGATGAGGTTTTAAGTAATGTATAATGTTAATCCAAAATATAATTCAGACATACTTGACTATTGTAAATTAAATAATATTGATGATGTTGAGTTATTCGTGTCCCAGTGTTTCAAACAAGGGTTTGACATAAAAAAGTATGGACTTTTGGGAAAAACACTTAATGAAGGTGAAAAAGACTTAATAAAAGAAGTTATTGTTGAAAAACTAGTGGAAGTCCCTGTTGATAGGATTGTTGAGGTACCTGTTGAAGTTATTGTTGAAAAAGAAAAGATTGTTGAGGTACCTGTTGAAGTTGTGATTGAGAAGGAAATTATTAAAGAAATACCCGTTGAAAAAGTTGTCACAAAAGTTGAGTATATTAGTGACAAAACAACTGAAGATGAACTTGGCGGAGTTATTGCCGAGTTAAAAAATGAAATGTCTAAAAAGGATGAAAAATTAGACGAACTTAGACGAAGTTTAGACATTGCTTTAGACAAACCACCTGTTGAAATTATCAAAGAGGTGGAAGTAATTAAGGAAGTTGAAAAACCAAATGATAAGGTTATTATGCTTCAGGATACATTACAAAAGTTAAGAAGTGAAATGAAAGATAAGAACACCGAAATAGATGGTTTGAAGGGTCTTATTAAACAATTAGAATCAAGATTAAATCCGACAGGTGCGGTATATATGAAAGGTTCAAACATAAACGAAAATTTATAAAGTTATGGTACAATTATTAGCGTGGTTCATTTTAAGTTATGGTTTAATGAACATTATGGTTTACGGCTCAATATTCCAAGGATTGAGGGATGGGTTAAGAAAATGGGGTGAGAATGAACTAACACCATTTAGTGAGTTAGGTACATTTTTACATGGTATTATATCTTGTCCAATGTGTTTCTCAACATGGGGTGGATTCTTTTTGGGATTTTGTGTATATTCACCAGTAAGTTCTTTATTTGGTATTGCTGATGAAATTTCTTGGTTTTTTGATGGTATACTTTCATCAGGAGCTGTATGGGCAATCAATGCAATTGTAGAATGGTTTGAGGAAAATAGAATGTCAAATCAAAAACAAGAGTTAACATATATTGTTAAAGATGAGAATGGTGAAGAAATTATTAATGGTTAATTTAAAATAAAAATGGGAAAGAAAGCTAAAGAACACAGAAAAAAAGTTGTTAAAAGAAATCAACGAATTGCTATTGAAAAAAAACAATTTCAGAAAACTTATAACGAGTTAATGAAAATGAAGTTTGATGAGTTGGCGAAAAACTTTAATGAAATTGAAGGTGCGGAAGTTGTTGACATGATTGAGAATGGTGTTTCTGTTATGGAAAAATCTGAAGAAGTTGAAGATGCAACAATCGTTGATGAAACATTACCAGACCAAGAAGGATAATAAACTATGGATTTATTTAATCCACCACCAAAATTTAATTATACAAAAATGACAGAAGAAGTAACATTAACAACTTTAGATAACCCATATGTCCAAGTGGTATGGGAGGACTACGCTGAAAACTTTACACAAGAGAAGATTAAAAGTGTTAGACACTATTTCCAAAAGAAATATGAAACAACTAATGTTAATGTAATTACTAAAACCAAAGTTGATAAGGAAACAACCCATAATGTTGACATCTCATTCAATATCTTGGATAAAAATTATCAACAAGAATTAGCTAAACAATATCTAGAAAACAAGAATTTAGATGATTATTTAGATAAAGTTTTAGATATTGATTCCGCAGTTGACAACAAAATGTCATTGAACGATGATGAGGCTCAACCATTTAAAAGATGGTTCATTAAGAATATTGAGTTTTCAAACTTCCTTTCTTATGGTGAGAATCAAAAGATTGATTTTGATAAGTGTAGTGGGATATCGGTGGTGGAATCAAATCCACCTAACTTTGGAGGTAAGACGGTCCTTACCGTGGATTTATTATTATTCTTATTCTTTAACGAAACAACGAAGACAACTAAAGCAGAAGAAATCTTTAATAGATTTACAGATAAGAACAAGGTTGCGGTTAAAGGTGAGGTATTAATAGATGGTGAGGAATATATCATCCTAAGAAACATTGAGCGTAAAAAATCTAAGAGTGGTGATTGGAATGTTAAAACTGAGTTGGATTTCTACAAAAGATTATCTGATGGTAGCTTACAAAATTTCACTGGTGAACAGAGAAGGGAAACTGAAAAATTTATTAAGACATCTATTGGTACAAAAGAAGATTTCTTAATGACGATTCTTACCACCGCAACAAACTTGGAGGACCTGATTGACTCAAAACCAACGGCTAGAGGTCAGGTCCTATCAAGATTTATGGGTCTTGAGTTCTTAAAAAGAAAAGAAGAGATTGGTAAAGAAATCTATGGAGAGTTCTCCAAGTCCATGATATCAAATGTCTATAGTAGTGAAAAACTTAAAAGTGATAATGAGGAAAAACAGAAATCAATTGATGAGTTAAAAGTTGAGATTGAAACTGCTAATACAACATTGATTGATATCCAAAACAGGATTATCAAAGGACAAGAATATCGTGATGATTTATTGAAACAAAAACATACTGATATTGATACTGAAATAAGTTCATTAATACCAACAACCGTAACAACTGAGATTGAGACACTTGAAAAGACAAAAGAGGGTATTATCAAACAAATTGAAGAACTTAATGTTGTTGAACCAAGTGAGTTTTATAAAGAGGACAAGCATGATGAGGTTAAGGAAGAATATGCTAAACTTAATAAAGAGTTAATTCAACTTGAAACCAAAATAGAAGAAGTTGAGAAGTTAAAAACTTCAGTTGAGGGTGGAATTAAATGCGAACATTGTGGTATTGAGTTAATGAATGCGGCAATTACCAATGCAAAAATTGCGGAACTTGACGGATTTATCGGGCAAAAAGATACTATTTGGACCACAATGCAGGTTTTATCAAGCATGGAACAAACTTTTGTAAGGTTAAAAAAAGAATTTGATGAGTATGAAAAGAACAAACTTATCAAAGAAAAATATGAACTTAATATTGAAAGTTGTGACCTAAAAATTAATAACCTGAGAGATAAGATTAAAAAATATAACGAGATTCAGGATAAGATTAAGGATAACGAGAGAATTGATGGTTTATTGGTGAAATCAAGTTTGAGAATGGATGAACTTAGTACATTAAAAAGTGCAACAGAAAAGACCATTTCAACAGGAAATTACAAAATAGAAACTCTAACTCAAGAGATTAATAATAACCTTGATAAGATTAAAAAAATTGAAGAGGAGAGTGAAAAAGAAAAGGTATACAAAATATATTTAGAAATTTATGGTAAGAATGGTATAACCAAAATGATTATGAGAACCATGATGCCATTGATTAATTCTGAATTACAAAGATTACTTGAGGATAGTTCTCACTTCAGATTGGAGATTAGAATTAACGATAAAAATGAAGTGGATTTTGTTATGATTGATAACAATACTCAGGTTGAAAAGAATATGGTTTCAGGTTCTGGTTATGAACGAACTATTGCGTCATTATCATTAAGAGCTGTTTTAAGTAAGATTTGTTCGTTACCAAAACCAAACATTATCGTCTTTGATGAGGTGTTTGGTAAAATATCAAATGAGAATATGGACATGGTTTCTGAGTTTTTTACAAAAATTAAGGAATATTTTGAAAAAATATTTGTAATTACACACAATCCACTAGTAACAAATTGGGCTGACAATGTAATTAAAATTAGGAAGGAAGAAAATGTTAGTTTTGTGACCCAATAGTTTGGGGGATTGGATAAAAGTTTATATATTTGTTAAAAATAAAGACTATGAAAACAAAAAACACATACATCTTATTCGTTTTTGCTGTTGATGAAGACCAAGATAAGTTTGTTACAACGTTAGGTGAAGAAATATCAATGTTAGCGTTGTCAACTGATGTGAGATATTATTACGGACCACAATCGGCGGTATATGTATTCACATCAGATGAAAAATTTAAAAATTTATCTGAATTCATTAAAATTATGTTTGAGGTGGAAAATATTCCATTTATGTTACTACCTTTGGATAAAGAAAATATGGCTTCAGGTTTTGGAAAAGAGGTTGACAAGCATTTATTTGGGAATACTCCTTTAGTAATTAAACCTACAAATATTTCTAAAATAAATAGGATTAATGAGATGTTTGAAGATTTAATACATGAAGATTTTGATGAAGAAGATGATGAAATTGAGAAATTAAGGTCAAAATCTTATGAACCTTCAGTTAATGATATTCTTGATAAAATTAGAGATGTCGGTATTAAGTCATTAACCAAACAAGAGAAAACTATTTTAGATAATTACGCAAAACAACTATAATAATATGAAAGAGAAAAACTTATCAATTCCGATTAATCAAGAAGAAATCCAACTTTATCTTAAAGATATTCGTAAGATAAAAGTTATGACACCTGAAAGAGAAAGAGAGCTTTCCAATCTAATGAAGACAGGAAATCTTTCCGATACTCAAAAAGAAAGGGTGTATAAAGAATTATTAGAGGGTAATTTACGTTTTGTTATCACGGTTGCTAAACAATATCAAAATCAAGGTTTAGATTTTCCTGACTTAGTTGCTGAAGGTAATTTAGGTTTAATGAAAGCGATTAAAAATTTTGATTGGGGTAAAGACCTTAGATTTATTTCTTATGCGGTTTGGTGGGTTAAACAATCAATTTTACAATCTTTAAATGATAATGCGAGAACAATAAGACTCCCAGTTAACGTTGTACAAGATTTACATAAGGCAAAAAAAGAGATTGAATCCAATGGGGGTAAATTAGATGATAAATTTCAAAACTTACCAAGCATGATTGATTTAGATATGAATATCAATGAAGATGGTGATACATTGGTTGATATTATAAAAAACGATGATGCTGAAATGCCTGATGAGGTATTCAATAGTAAGGACATGTTGAAACAAAAAATGTTTGAAATTTTAAACATTCTTGATGAACGTGAGAAAGTTATCATTGGTGATTATTTCGGGTTAACTGGTACTCCAAGAACGTTAGAAGACATTGGGTCTGATTTTGATTTGACTAAAGAAAGAGTTAGACAGATTAAAGAAAAGGCTCTTAGAAAATTAAGGAATGAAAGTTCGGTTTTGTTTGACTACCTATAAAAAAAGTAAAACCTTCTATTTATTATGGTAGAAGGTTTTTTTATTTTAATAAAAATTATTGTTATGAAAAAAGTTATTGATTTTGTTAAAAAGTTTAAAATTCATATTTTGGCTACGCTTTTATTTATTTTCCTTATGCGTTCTTGTATCAAGTCAGGTGAAGTTAGGAAATTAGATAAAGTTAAAACCGCTAATGAAAATGTTATTGATAGTTTAACACGACTTGTTAATGGTCAAAAAGATACAATTAATAATATATCTGAAGTTATTAGACAAGAAAAAATAAAAGTCCATAGAGATTACGATGACTACATTTCCTCAAAAGATAGAGGACCGCAACTTATGGAATTACATGCGGTTGTTAAGAAAAATATTCAAGAACTTGAAAAATGAAAAAAATATTTAATTGGGTAAAAGATAATCCAAATAGAAGTATGTTTCTGTTACCAATTATTTTGGTTGCGGGTATTTCTATTTCACACGTTGTAAGTTGGTATGATATTGCAAACCCTTTTAGTTGGGCGATATATCTATCAATAGCAATTGAAGTTGGGGCGATGACCGCACTTGTTGCTGCGACCAATAAAATCAAAGGAGGGGTATGGTTTATGTTTGGTTTAATAACATTAATCCAAATGATTGGTAATATCTTTTTCTCATATAAAGAAATTGATGGTAATGGAACTTTATTTAAATCTTGGGTTGAGTTAACAGGTCCATTATGGGAAATGATGGGGTCAGACCCGACAGATGTAATATCAATGAAACGATGGTTGGCCTTCCTAGAAGGTGGTTTATTACCCGTTATCTCATTAACATCATTACATTTCTTTGTTAAATATGAAAGTAATAATACCGTAAAGGGGACTGTAAACGAGATTGTAAATGAGGAAACAACTGAGGATAATGATAATGAATATCCTGAACCAAATGAAAAAATAATAAACGCTAAAAAAGTTTGGGAAAAAGTTAATGAATTAAGACAAGAAGGTAAATTACCTGAACCCCCTACTGAGGAAGAACTTGCAGAAGAACCGACATCATTAGCATTTACCCCTTATGATACTCAAGAAATGGAAGAGGAGATTGAGGAGGAAGTTGAATTAACAGAAAATACAAAATTTCCGATAGATAGAATGTTAGAGTTTGATGATATTATGACAACTACAACAACTACCGATGATGGAATTAGAAGATTGAGTTATGTTAAAAATACATAATGATAAAATTTTTATAAATCATTATGGAAATTATAAAACACGGAGATTTTAAACCAACAGGTAAACAAAAGAAAAAACATCAAATAATTTTAACCCACACATCAAGAAATGTGAATGAGTATCTTCAGGGGTTAAAATATCGTTATAATGGGGATTTTAAAAGAATCCCCAATTATATTATAAATAGAGAAGGTAAGATACTTAAGTTATTGGATAATAACGAACACACAAATTACTTCAAAGAACCCAATATCAATAGAAATTCAGTTATTATATGTTTAGAAAATTTGGGTTGGTTACAAAAAGAACCCCTATCAGACTATTACGTTAACTGGATTGGTGATATTTATAAAGGTAAAGTGTACGAAAAAAAATGGAGAGACTATTATTTTTGGCAACCTTACACCGAAAAACAAGTTGATTCAACAGTTAATCTGTGTAAAGAAATATTCAAAAATATGTCAATAACTCCAAGTATTATCGGACATAATACAAAAATAAATGGGGCTCATAAGTTTGAAGGTGTGGTAACAAGAAGTAATTTCTATACAGATAAAACTGATTTAAGTCCAGCATTCAATTATGAAGAGTTTTTAAAAAAAATAGAACATGAAGAACAAGCATGATGAAATAAAAGATTTGTTAAAGGCGACTAGAAATATGTTGTCAAATTCTTTAGTTAAAGAAGAAACCGAAAGAATTAAAAAAACTTATGGTATGTTAACTGAAGAAGACGTTTTGAAAAAATATAATGTCGGTAAAGCAATTGAAGATTCAATTGAAGATGATGAAGACGAGGAAAAAGATGAGTACGAAGTAAGTGATGATAATAAAGAAAAAGAAACTGCGGACGATAAGAAACAAGGTTACAGAATATCTGGTGGAATATTAGTTTTACACGGTAAAGATAATACTGACTTAGAATTAACTACGGATGAAAAAATCGCCTTCCAAGAAACTATGGACGAGTTCGTTAGTGAGGTTTCAGATTTAGTTGATTTCAATAAGTTAAACGTCTATTCAAAGAACGTTGAATGGTCAGGTAAAATTATTGATTTTGATATTGAATTTTTCTACTCAATAGGTGAAGAAAATGGTGTTTATATTCAAGGGGATATGATTAAGACTGATGAAAAGTTTTTAGATATGGTGAATAAATTAAAAGTTTATTACGATAAGTTTAAATCTAAGTGGGCTAAAGTTTTAGCATCAAGAAAGAAAACTTCACCAAATGAGTAAATTCTTTGAAAAAATTGACACAAAAACAATAATAATTTTCGGATTAATTATTGTCATTTTTTTATTGAATATGTGCTCAACGGATATTAGTGATGATGGGAAAAAAGTAAAAATTGCGGGGAAAACTTATACTATAATTAAACACGAAATTGATACCGTATTAGTACCTGTAAAACAAGTTATATATAAAGATGGTAAAGAAATATATCGTGAAAATACGATTTATGTTGATGTACCGTCAAATGTTGATACAAACGGTATTATCAGAAATTATTACAGTCAGGTTGTTTATAAAGATACATTAAAACTTGGTGATAGTTTAGGGTATATCTCTGTTGTTGATACTATTTTTAATAATTCCATTTTAAATAGGAAGTGGGAGTCTTATGTGAATAAAATTACCGTTAAAGAGGTTCTTTATCTGAAACAAGACCCACGACTACAATTTTTTGTTGGAGGATTTGGTGGGTACAATTCAGGATTAAATAGTGTGTACCTTGGACCTACTATAATGTTAAAAAATAAAAAAGAAAATACGTTTAATCTTGGAATCGGGGTTGGAACTGG